CCTATGTATTCAACCACCATTTACTTATATCAACAAATCATTCGGGTATTATTGATTGACACCAGTGGTGGATACTTTACTGCGAGGTACGACCCAGTGTACGCAAAAACTTTAACTGTTAACAAAGGTGTAGACAACGTTTTGTTGTTTGAATTTATCAACCAAGACCAAAAACCTGTGAACATCACAGGCAGCACATTTCGCTTTAGATTGCTGAACCAAACTGGCGATGAGTTGTTGATTGAAAAAGACATGACTGTGCTTAGTGCCACGTTAGGCCGAGCCAAAGTTGTACTAGACACAGCAGATACCATTGGAATAGTGGCACAACCTGGTAGTTACAGCATTGAGCGTACACAAGGCAACTATGTGCAGGCAGCATTCACAGATGACAATGCTGGCGCCAGAGCCGACTGTGATATTGTAGATAGTGTACTGCCACAATTTATGGCCAGTCAACCTGTGTCAATTCCCACAATAAACGGCAAAAACTCATGGCCACAACCTGGACCAAGTTCGTACCCAGACTGGGCATTGAACCCACAGCCATTGTCACGCAATTATTTGACAGAATACTACTCAAGTCATATTGATACCACAGGCGCTAGTTTGACCACAATCAAGTATGACTTGGAACACTACACCGGCACCCTCAAAGTGCAGGCCGCACAGGACTACGAAGCTGTTTGGGTTGATGTTACAGAAAGCACAGAATACTTCGATGAAACAGGAACCTTTTACATCAATGTAGTAGGGTTTCACCCCCTGTTGCGCCTGGCCATCAACAACAGCCAAGGTTACGGTGCCAGTGCAACTGCCACTGTAGTGGATGGTGTGGTCACTGGCGTTTCTGTGACTAATGCTGGCTCAGGATACATGGCTGCACCATATGTTCAGTTGCTGGGCAACGGCGCAGGTGCCACGGCCATTGCCGCACCATTCACAGGTCCCAGCGGCATTGGTGCAATCACTGTGACAAATGGTGGTGCAGGATACTTGCCGCTAAACTTTGGTGGCACCGAAGCACAGGCTGTGACTGTGCTGATCACTACTGGCTACGTTACCAATATCTTTTATCGTTAAGCATTGCTTTTGCGTGACAAATCTGTTACAATCAACAGATGCTTGATATCCTTGCTTACCTACCTGCTAAAAAGAAACAAACACCTTCGGGTTGGTTGAGTTTCAATGCGGTATGCTGTCAGCACAATGGATCCACACACGACAAGCGTGGACGTGGTGGTCTCAAAGCCACTGAGGCTGGCTGGAGTTATCACTGTTTCAATTGCAGTTACACAGCCAGTTTTATGTTAGGCCGTAGTGTAAGTTACAAGGCTCGAAAACTCCTGGGCTGGATGGGGGTTCCAGAAGTAGAAATAGAAATGCTGGGATTGGAAAGTCTGCGGCACAAAAATATACATGGCATACTGAGTGAACGACAGCAAGTTTGGAATGCCATCAGCGACATTCAATTTGGTGAGTTTGATGAGTTGCCACCATTTAGCGAATTGGTCACACCTGAGCAAACAATTCAGTGGAACTACCTGCGTACAAGAAAGGTGCCTGAGGACTTTCCTGTACTCACAGCCGAAAAGAATGATGGCGTTCACTGGACTCGTCCACAGGTGATCATACCGTTTACCTACAACAATGTCATGGTGGGGTGGACTGCCAGGATGTTGGATGGCAAGGCGCCCAAGTTTATCAGTCACAGTCAGCCCGGATATGTGTTTGGCACAGACTTGCAGCACGAAGACTGGCAACATGTGATTGTGACAGAAGGCATATTTGATGCACTCAGTATAGGTGGTTTGGCGGTGATGCACAATACCATAAGTGATCTACAGGCCAGATTGATACGCAGTCTTGGGCGAGAAATAACAGTGGTACCAGACCAGGACCGGGCAGGCGTTGAACTAATCGACCGTGCAGTGGAACTGGGCTGGGCAGTGAGCATACCAGACTGGCCTGCGGGTTGTAAAGATGTCAACGATGCAGTGATAAAGTTGGGACGTCTAGGTGCCTTACTAACTATAATGCAATCAAGGGAGACCAGTAGAATTAAAATTGAGTTAAGGAAGAAAGCACTTGTTAAAAGAATACAAAAATTATGATCCTGGATATGCAGCAACCTGGCAAAGTTGGGTTGGGAAATATGCCAATTGTTCATTTAACTATTTTGCTCGACATAAATCTGGACAACCAATAACTTACAAATTTAATAGCCTAGGATATCGAGGCAATGAGCACTGTTCTGATCCAGAAATATCTGTATTTGGCAGTAGTTTTAGTTTTGGAGTGGGAATAGAATTTGATCATTGTTGGCATCAACAGTTGGGTAATTATCGAGTAAACTGCTACTCACCAGCAGGATTGTTAGTAACAAACAATGCTATCATTGATCAATATCAACATGCTAAGATTTCTACAGGAATTATAATATTACAATTTAGAGAATTTAAACATAACACCTTACCAATTACCATACCAGATAACACTAGATGTTTTGTCATTGACGAACATAAACATAAGGATTTGTTTGGATTCAGTTACAATAGTTTTATAGACAAAGCCGAAGACAACACGCATCCTGGACCAAAAACACATAAACAATGGGCAATACTAATAAAGAAAAAGTTCAACTTGTGATTAGTCACCTTGAAGGTTGTTCAGGAAATTTTCTAGGAAGACTATTTGCTGACGTCGGTGATAAAAATCCAACATTTTTTAGAATTGATGTAGATCTTAATCCAAAAGTTCTAGCCATTGATGGAGTGAATAATTGGGATCGGGAACTAAGTAAACGATTTATAAATCACCAAGTTGTAGTAACTCATAATTTTAATCAAGCACAAATTTCTAAATCTTTTCCAAATGCAAAAATCATACAAATATACCCATATACACATATTGGAAATGTTTTATATAATATTTGTTTTAAAAAAGTAAAAACCAAACTAGATAATTTGCTAGACAATTATTTGATTCATATTATTGAATGGTATCAGCATATTCAACAAAACCGTCCCAGTCAAAATTGCATAAATTTTTGGCAACTAAGTGACCAACAACAAGTTGAAAATTTATTAGAAATTAAATTTACAAAAAATCAAGAAGAGTTTTTTAAGAAATATTGGGCACAACAACTTACCTATACATTGAGTATTCCAGAAAACCCATTGTCAATTGAACAACTTGTTGCTGTTTGGAATATTGATAATTATTTTAACGACTGGTCAGTTGCTTGGACTATTTTTGTTTATGAACTAATTAATTGTCGATTTGAACATCAACGTCAATGGTCCATAGACACCGCCAAGTTTAATTCCTGGCAAGATCTAGCAAAAATACAAAATAGATACAACAGCAGCTTGACATTGCCTACCGATTGATTATATAATATATTATGCTTAAAGATTACAGTATTGACGTTCAGAGACTATTTTTAGAAATGATGTTGGAAGATGCACAGAGCTATGTGCGTGTGCAGAACATCTACAACCCACAGAACTTTGACAAAAGCCTGCGAGCTGCGGCAGAGTTCATAAAAGAACACAGTGACAAACACAAAACACTTCCAGACCGTATGCAGATTAGTGCTACCACAGGCATTAAACTACAGGCAGTACCTGATCTAAACGAAGGCCACTTTGATTGGTTTATGGGCGAGTTTGAACAGTTTACCAAGCGCCAAGAACTAGAACGTGCTATTTTAAAAGCCGCAGACATGCTGGAAAAAGGTGACTTTGAGCCTGTGGAGAAATTGATCAAAGATGCTGTACAAATATCGCTGACCCGGGACATGGGCACAGACTATTTTGCAGACCCAGCGGCTCGAATCAACAAATATTTTAACTCTGGTGGGCAGGTATCAACAGGTTGGCCACAACTGGACAGATTGTTGTATGGTGGATTCAGCCGTGGTGAACTTAACATCTTTGCTGGCGGATCTGGTTCAGGCAAGAGTCTAGTGATGATGAACATTGCGCTGAACTGGTTGCAACAGGGCTTGAGTGGCGTGTATATCACACTGGAACTGAGTGAAGAACTAACAAGTTTGCGAACAGATGCTATGTTGACCAACATGAGCACCAAGGACATTCGCAAGGACATAGACACAACAGAACTCAAAGTCAAACTGGTGGCCAAGAAGTCAGGCAACTATCAAGTCAAAGGCCTGCCAGCACAGAGCAACATCAACGACATACGTGCATACTTGAAAGAGTATCAAATACAAACAGGCCGGCGTGTGGACTTTGTGATGATTGATTACTTGGATTTGTTGATGCCTGTTAGTGCCAAAGTCAGTCCCAACGACTTGTTTGTGAAAGACAAATATGTTTCAGAAGAACTTCGCAACCTAGCTAAAGAACTTGGATTCTTGATGGTAACAGCAAGTCAGTTGAATAGATCGGCTGTGGAAGAAATTGAGTTTGATCACAGTCATATTTCAGGTGGTATATCTAAAATCAACACAGCAGACAACGTGTTTGGTATTTTTACTTCACGTGCCATGAAAGAGCGCGGCAAGTATCAGATACAATGTATGAAGTCTCGAAGCTCGACCGGCGTTGGTCAAAAAATTGATCTGGAGTACAACATTGAAACCATGCGCATTACTGATGAAGGCGGAGAAGATGGAGATGCTTATTCAAAGAAACCATCTGCATCTATCATGGACTCAATCAAGGCCCGCAGCCAAGTTAGCCCGGCTAGTGGTGAGCCAGACCCTGCTCCATGGGACAGTGCGGAACCAGCACCCAAAGTCACAGCAGATATTCAAAGTGCAAAACTAAAACAACTGCTGGGCAAGATCAAAACTGGTTAAGACACGGTAATTACAGCAGTCCAGGTTGTTGCGCCATCGGTGTTGATGTACATTCTGTTCGTAGTTGTACCGCCATCTGTACGTAGATACAAACTTCCCTGTGCCGCAATCAGTGTGGGAACTCCAATACCAAAGAATACGCCAAGATTTGCAGTACTAGAAAACTTGTAT